TTTTAATCTTACTGTTTTGGGTTAGTAAATTCATCTTTTCTTTTTATTACTTATTTGTTCTAGTTTATTTAATAGTTTAGCTGCTACATCTTGAGTGATCTCATCCGCGTAGTACATGTCGTATATTAGTCTTCGCATAGCTCGAATAATTCTGCTAGTGTCATATCATCTATCTGCTCGTCTGAGTACCCAAGCTCCTTGAGCTTAGGCCTCATAATTTCCCATGGACTATTCATCTGCTATAAGAAATTTTTCGCCAAAAGACCAGTCGTAGCTAGACATGCTACCTAGAGATATGTCTGAAAAACCTACAAGATCTCTTGCTTGGCCAATTGATAAGTGTGACCATAAATAATTTTCTTTTAACGCACATTTAATGTCTTTGACTAGCGTAGGATATATTTCTTCTTGCTCGCTTAGTGATTGTTTAATCTCTGGTTTGAGTTGTTGATACAGTGTCTTCATGTTAGTCTTGGTTTTCTTCGTTAGCATCTTCTTTAGCTTCGGCGAACATTTTGTATACCTGATCACATACAATTCTTACGAGTTCGTCAGCATTATCAAACGTTAAGCTTTCAACAGCTATTCTGTTGTCGTAATCAATGTGAAAGTCAAGGCTGTAGTTATCAGTGTCGTCAAAGTCAAAGCTTTCAACAGCTTCTTCAACAGACTCGGTTAGCTCGTCGAACTGTAATGGCGTAAGCTTTGGCTTGTTTATATCTTTTAGTTGTTTTTGAAGCTCTTGTATTTGATCTCTATAAGAGTTAGCCGAAGCGTTTTGCTCATCTAATAGTTTTTGTAAAGTTTCTAACTTTAATTCTAATTCTTGTTTAGTCATAATGGTTTAATTTAATTGGTTTATATTATTATCCGTTAGTATTCGTATTTGTTTTGTATTACTCTAAGTCGTGAAACTTACGCAAATCTTCTACTATATGTCCAAAGGCTTCCTTGTAATCTTCGTAAAATTCGTCATCATCTTTGTCGTTTAGAAGCTCATACAGACTATCGTCTATAGTTTTTAATGCTCTATTATATACTTCATCTATAACGTCTTCTAGTCTAACTAGTTTACCGTTATATCTTGTGTCTTTGTAAAATGTGCTCATGATAAATTGTATCTATGTCCGTTAATAATTACTTGTACGTCGTCTGCTGGCGACACTGTGTTCCAAGGAACCTCATTAAATGGTAAACCTGTTTTGTTCTGCTCATAATAAGCCTCTTTCAAACACTTAATAGCATAATCGCTAATTAAGTATGTAGGTTTTTGATAGTAGTTCTTGATAATGAACTTGGCTAAGTATATCAATCGCTCTTCCCAACTTGGTATTAGTTTACGCTCTGTACGAGTCCAGTCTTTGTAGCCTGAAGGTACAATTTTAGTTTGATTTATTTGGTAAGCACTTGAATTAGAAGGACTTACGTTACGCACGTAGCCTGATTTATAACAAGCAAAACGTATAGGTATTGGATTAAGCGTTTGCCACATTTGCTGTATTGGTAGCTCAAACACTTGTGTACCGTTTTTACGTTGGCGCATTGTTGTTACTTCTTTAATACCTAGTATCTTGAAGATAGTCATAGCTTCTCTAGCTGACCTGATTTCTGTTGACATGTATTCCATATTATTCAAATATATCTAGTTTAGTTAATAATTCTTTTGTGTATTTAGCTACAAGTCTTTTTTTGTAGTTCATCTCTAGTTCTAACCTGTACTTTTTCTTCGTCTGATGTGCATCACAGTAAGCTGTATGGTTACTTTTATTTTCAGGTGCTGCTGAATCGTAACTATTAAAGTGAGTAATGTAGTCAATGAAGTTAGTACTTGTACCTACAAAGTCAGATATTTCTTGATGAATAGCATATATCTCGTTTGCTTTTTTCTCAATGTAAGCATCAGCTTTGCGCTTTAGTTGTTTTTCTATTTCATTAGTGTTTTTCATATAGTTATTTATTTAATTATATTATCCGACTCGCGTCGTATTTATTTTGTAGCTAGTGAGGAATCGAACCTCATACTCGTCAGTAGTAACGACCTCGCTAACCAGCTCGTGAAAACGTTTACTGATTCAAGCGCGCTGCGTACCATACCTAGCTTGTTATAAAACGAAGGGAAACACTCAATGGTCTTAGATAGACAAATTATAGTGTTTACCTCTTCGTATATTATCTAAGACAAGTGCCGTAACCTTTACGTCTACCTGCCTTAGCAACTGCATCTGCTACCGCTTGTGATACAATTTGTATTGTGTTACCTGTTTTGTGGTTAGTGATTGGAGCCGAAGCTACACGCTCAACACCACTGCAAGGCATACATGTTTTGTACCCGTATTTTTGTCTTACTGGGTGTACGGGCTCACCACATTTACAATAATTTGCCATAGTTAATAGTCTTTTGTCATATTAAATTCAATTATATTATCTAGAGGTAATCGTATTTATTTTGTAATAATATTACCTATTTGGTGTTCCATCCACTCTACATCCTTTAGTCTATGACCTTTGAATGTTATAAAGTCTTCAGAGTGAACGTTAATTTTTACTCTATATTGAAATACTCTACCTACTTCGTAATCTAATACTGTTATTGTTTTTTTCTTCATATTCCGTTTGTTAACAAGTTAAATGTTATTACTCCTATTATAGCAACCAGTCCTCCGACCATTGCTATTTGCTCGTGATTAAATTTTCTATTCATTTGTGTTATAATTTGGTTTACATACATATATTTTAAATACTTTAGCGTCTGAGGTAAACTCGTAATAAGTTGCAAAAGAGTCTACTGTGTAACACGGTTGTAGCACACCATTTTCTTTTATACATATTCTTCGTTTGTCACCTGGGTCGTCGCTAAGCGTTAGCACGACTTTATCTTTGCCTAAGTTCGTGTATTTGACATAGTGGCATTGGTCTTTAGCATCGAATACGTTTAGTTTTAATACTTGTAAGTCATTTAGATGCTTATCGTCGTTGTATACAGCCATAGTAGATGTGCCTAACATGCCTATTTTAGCAATATCAATATACTCTGTTTGTGCTTTTGTTACATAACTACCTAGTAATAATGCAACGCTTATTGTCATTTTTCTCATTAGTATACCTCTTTTAGTTGCAACTCGAACAATTGACCATCGCTATTTTCTACGAAGAACTGAGCTTTGTACATGTTTTCGTGTAACAAGTATACCGCTAGGTCGGTGTGACCTGAAAGTTGTACATTAATATTTCCGTCGATTAGACCTTGTACTCTGTCGTTTACTTGGTCTTTTAGATTTTGAAAGCCTTTTACTTTTCTACCGTCTAGCATTGCATAGAACTCGTAGTCGTCATAGCGAACGTCGTCAATACCTGGTAAATTAGCAATATTTACTGCATAAGCAACGCCAAAGTCAACTGTCCAACTAGTGTCGAGGCCAGTACAACTTGATATTGCGGTAGTTTTAACGTAGTTATCGCTCATAATTTTGACATTACAAGCATCAAGCAAGTCTTGTTCGTATTGCTCTTGTCTGCTTTCGCAAGAGGTTAGCGCGAGAGTAGCTGCTACCGCCGCTGCTATAAAGTTATTTGTTTTCATATTCAATTATATTATCTATTAGTAATCGTATTTAGTTTGTATCTGCTCTGTATATTGCTACAGATAAATACCAAACCGCAGCGAGCACCCAGCACCAACTAAACATTAGTCTTGCTTGTGTAAGTAACATAAACCACTTGCATTTTTAGTTTTCTTCTTGCAAGGAGTGTTAGATTTAGTAGTTCCAGAGCAAATTACAGTAGTAGTTTCGCTTGGTTTTACGTAGTTTGGGTCATGTAGGTGACATAATTCACCTTGTTTTACAGTGTTTTTGCACTGATTATTAGATTTTGTAAGTGCGACGCACTGTGTTTGAGCAAATACCGCACTACCTAGTAGTATGGTTGCTATTGTTAATTTAATTTTCTTCATATTAGTATTGTGTTGTACCATTTTTGGTAATTAATTTTTCTAACCATTTATCAAACTCTTCCATATTAGTAGTATTTATTTGATTGGTCTTCTTCAAACTTAAGACATAGTGATTCGTAGTATTCGTCTTCACTGATCCACTCGTTTGTTTTTACGTTCTTGTAATACTCACCTGCGATCTTTATTATCGAGTCGTGGTTGTGTATTACTTTTACCTCGTCACCTTGATCGACGTAGGTTTTACCTGTTTGTTGTATTGTTATCTTCATATTATTTATAGTATTTATCATATAACTCTCGTGCCATCACACTACAGTTTTTGTTGTTTAACTTTTCTATTGTTTGTTGTATCTTTTCAGATTGCTCGCGACCTTTGGTGTAGTAATAGTGATCATCACTCATTGCGTAGTACCAGTCGTGTTGTTTTAGTAACTCCTCGAGTTGAACCAAAAGTTTAATGTTTTCATTTTTCATATTTATATTATCTATACTTATTCGTAATTATTTTGTTAACATAGTTAGTTCTTCAAACTCGTCTTGAGTAATTAAACCTTCTAGTAGAGCAATAACATACTTAGTTATGTCTTCACCTGTAATTTTATTTGTTATTTTCATATTATTTATTTTAGTAGTATAGAGTGGAATCGAACCACTATTAACCATTTATACTTATGTGTTCATATTTGATTTACCAGTAAACACTAAACTAACTGGACTTTGTATATTACTCTTCAATTTGAGCACCTTTCGCCCATGAAGGAATATTGTTTGATGAAGTATAGTTACCATACTTTTGGAAACACTCCATAGTTTCTAGTTTCTCTTGATTGAGAGCGTAGACACCATCGTGGTCATACTTGATGACATCACCTTTTTTATTTGTAAATTGTATTACTACTTCTTTACCTACTAATCCTTTTGAGACTACAAATCTCTTTTTTTCTACTATGTTTGACATAATTTCTAATTTTTATTGGTTATTAATTTAATTTGGTATTCATTTATATTATCTGTTGAGTGCAGTATTTATTTTGTATTACTTTTTTATTCTGTTGTATAATTCTTCTATTACTTGTTGTTTAAATACTATCAAGTCTTCTACAAATTTATCATCTGTTTCTTCATAGTTACCATATTCAAACATGTAATCTACTGTTTTCTCATCTATACTATCTATTATAGTATCTACTGTTTCATCTATTATTCTTTCTACTGTTTCTTGAGTCATATTATTTATATTTATTAGATTCATTTATATTATCCATACTTGTTCGTATTTAGTTCGTTATCTAGATAAACTACCTGATAAGTTTTTGTGAAATGTTAGTCTATTTTTAAAGTTTTGTAAATTAAAATTATCAGAATGGTCATTTAAGTTTATATAACAGTAACCTTTTAAGTTGAAGAAGTCAGTTGTATATTTATCAAAGAACTTTGGTAGTTGGTGTAATTGATATGGAAGATAAGTTTTATTATTTATTTTAATAATTTTGATTTGAGAATTTTTAATAGTATTTGACATAATTTAATTATTTTTTAAAGTTTATATTTATTTTTTATATATAATTATTATCTAACGTAAGTCGTATTTATTTTGTTTGTAAAAGTAGTATAATTGTTTAGTGAATAATTTTACTTGTGAGGTATACCATCACTTGTTCGAGTGTATAATACATTTCTCAATAAATTGTAATATAATTCCGAGTGTAATTAGTATAGTAATATCGTGTATAATTTCCATATTAGTAAAAGATTAGTATTAGTATTGTGATAATTAGTAAATCGGCAATCAGACATAGTAATGTTCTAGTTTTCATAATTAGTTGATTTTAAAAGTGTGACAATAGGTTATTAAGTAGAGAATAGTAGTAGGCAAGTGTCACTGTTTATTCAACAGTAAACTCTCTTGCGAACGTTGGTAAATTGTTACTATTAGTGTAATTACCATATTGTTGGAAGCATTGCATAGTTTCAAACTTTTCTTGATTAGCAGAGTAAACTGCATCGTGATCATAAGTATATGTAACACCTTTTTTGTTTGTGAATGTAATGATAGCATTCTTTCCGATTAGTGATTTAGCTATTGTAAATCTGTTTTTAGTTAATTGCATAATTGATTTATTTAATTGTTATTTATAGTTATATTATCTGTTATTAGTTGTATTTATTTTGTAACTCCAATTAGTTTCTTGTATTGTTCAAGAGTTATTTTGTTTTCAAGAAATTGTATTGCGTACTTTGTTACGTCTTTGCCTGTTTTTTTATTTATTATTTGCATAAGATTATTTATTAATTATTTATTTTATATATTATTATTATCGATTGACAGTAGTATTTGCTTCGTTATCTACGTTGATTCTTAGCGAGTTCAGTACCGATTATGATTACGTTTTGTAGAAGATGATTGAAGAATTGTTTCATAAGATTAATTTTAATTTGTTATTGATTACAAATATATTATCTAAAACGTCTCGTATTCGCTTCGTAAATGAAACGAAATGGAAATATGAAGGTGGGGCCGGGTAAACGATTTGGCTTTTGTGTGGGAGGTGGGGGAGGGGGGTAGGGGGGCAACACTTTACCCCTATATTTATAATGTACTTTTTTAAGTGATACTATAGTCATGACATATAAAATGAATGGTCCTCTGTTCTTCAACGAACCTGATAACAAGAAAGAAGAACGTAGAGAGAAAAAACAAATGAAAAAGCTAAAGCGTTTAAGAAGGCTTGAGGCTAAAGGTAAGACTAATACTAAAAGATACGGTAAGCTAAAAGAAAAAGTTTACAATCCTTTTCCTAACGAAAAATAAATATGGCAAAAAGACTAAAGAATAGAAGCATGTCTATGTACAGTGGACCGCTTAACAAGATGATAGACGATGCAGTAGCTTTACACATGTCAGCTCTAAAAGCTACAGAAGGACAAGGTGACACTAATCCCGTGTGGGGAGACTTTGCTGAGAAAAGTAGAAGAACGCTAGAGGACGGTAGAACTGAAATTACTGAAGCTAGAACAGGTAAAATACCTGGTGATAATTACGATGGATCAGGTGGTTATGCTCCAGATGACGAGTGGTTGGCTTTTTTAGAAACGCCTAAAGGTATAGAGTATACAAAAAATACAGCACCCCGTGAGATTGAAGAAGAAAGATTGAGGTTCTTAGAGGCTGTTCCAGATGCCATCGAACCAAGAGCTGTTGACAAGATAGATCCTGTAGAGCGACAAGAAGAACAAAAGCCTTCGTATCTTCAAACTCCAGCGGGTCAACAAAATATAATGGAGCTTTTCAATGTAAATCCAGAAACAGGTGGTGGTCTTTCAGAAAACGCTAAAGGCTTTTTTGATACATCTTATAGTACTGACAATCCTACATTAGACGTTTTGAAAGATCCCAAGTGGATGCGAAAGGCTAGAAAAGAGTATGGTAAAACTCGTTACGCTAATGCAAAACCGTCAAGACATGGTAATAACATGCCGTTTGAGAAATGGGCTATGAAATTATATAAGCCTAAAGGTTCAAACATGAGCCTTCATCAACAAGCAAAAATATGGGAGGGTGACAACCCTGGTGACACGGATAATTCTCAATTTAAGCTACCTGACGGAACAGATGCTATGGATAGAGAGATAGCCAGTGCAAAAGACGTTGCTATGTCACAACGTCAACCAAGTAATCCTTTTGAGCGATATAAAGAACAGCAAAAGCGTGAGACTAGTCAAGAAGAAAGTCCAGAGACAACCACTCAGTTTAAGTCTTCAAGAGGACAATCTAAAATGATAAAGAACTTTGGTAAGCCAATGTCATTTAGAAAAAATAGATAATGAAAAGTAGAAGAACAATGCATGGCAAAAGGCGTAAGCGCTCTAGCTGTTTGAAAAAAACAAGGCAAGTAATTGATGGTTATTTTGGTGGAGATATAAAATCTGCAGAAACACAAAACTATGCCCCTACGGAAAGTGAAAAATATAATCCAATGGAGCAAGCAGCTAATCGATTAGAAGATAAAGACATGAATATAGAACGAGATAAACAATAAATTATGGGATTAAAGAACATTAAGAAAAGATACAGCACACTACCTGGAGTAGATCACGGTAAAACGCCAACTAAATTTTTGCCAGGCATGGGATTAGTAGGTAAAGCAGCACAAGCTATAGCTCCTGGAGCGGTAGATAAGATGAAAAACACTAAACTTGGCGGTATGCTTGGTAAATTCATGGGAATGTAAGGTGACTATACTACCATAAACTAATTACTAACCAATACATAAACCAAAATGACGTATTTGTATTACAAAACAAGCACGTGGACCAACGATCCACAAGTAAACGAAAAAACCAAGGGCCAATGGGAACACCTTGCAGACAAAAGAAACTGGCGAATAACCCAATTACCTAACGGTTACTACCAAACAGAGGTTAATAACCCTGATGACGCAGAAAAATGGTCTGACGTTACGCGTAGAGAAACTTTAGAAGGTGCAGAGCAAGCCGTTGACGGCAGCGTTGAGCACTTTACTAAGAAGTTAGAGGCAACGAAAGGCCCTACAGTTGTAAAAACTTTCGACAAATAAGCAATAATTTAATTTAATTTACTATAATGGAATACAATCTCCCTAGCGAGATCGTCAAAGACCTTAATTTTGGCGATGAAGCAAAAAATCGCGTCATATCTGGCGTGAACAAACTAGCAAAAGCAGTAAAATCTACCCTTGGTGCCTCTGGTAAATGTGTAATTTACGAAGATGCACGAGGAAACCCTGTTATTACTAAGGATGGCGTTACTGTAGCGCAGTCTGTAGTATTATTCGACCCTGTAGAAAACATTGGAGCTACACTTATCAAAGAGGCTGCAAGCAATACGGTGCGAGAAGCAGGTGATGGTACTACAACAGCTACTGTTTTAGCTGAATCATTACTTACACATGTCTATAATTCTATGGACAAAGCTACTATAAGAGAACTTAAGCAAGGTTTACAGTCAGGTCTTGACAAAGTTGTAGATTATTTAGAATCTATAAAGATAGACGTTAGTGACGACATGCTTTCTCACGTAGCTTCTATAAGTTGTAACAACGATAAATCCTTAGGATCTATTATATCTGAAGCTTACACTGTAGTAGGTAAGGACGGGGTTGTACTTATGGAAGGATCAGAGACAGACGAGACTTATGTTGAGACTGTGGATGGTATACAATTTGATTGTGGACTAACTTCACCTCACTTTGTTACTAACACTGATAAACAAAAAGCAGAACTTGATAATCCTTTAGTATTGATATGCACATCTGAAATACCTAACGTAAGAAAAATACAAGGCATACTAGAACATGTTATAAAGCAAAACAGATCTTTACTTATAGTAGCTCCAGTATCTCAACAAGTAAGGTCTGCGTTGTTAATGAACAAGGTTAAAGGCAATATAAAAATAAACATTGTAGACTTACCTGGCTTTGGACCTACTAAGCTAGACTCTTGTGAAGACTTAGCTATACTAACAGGCGCTACACTATTTAATGAAGAGTTAGGAGATGACTTAGATGTCATGACGCCTGAAGATTTAGGTGAAGCAGAGTACGCTGAGACTGACGATAAGAACACTGTTATAACTCTAGAGTCAGACACAGAGGCTGTAGGTGAAAGAATAGATCAAGTTGCTAAATTAGTTGCAGATGAAAAAAATGCTTTCCTTAAAAAGAAGTTGGAACAAAGATTGTCTATGTTATCTGGTAGTGTTGGAATTATCCGTGTTGGGGCAAACTCTAAGGTTGAGCTTAAAGAAAAGAAAGACAGGGTCGAAGATGCGATATACGCTACAAAAGCTGCCCTCAAAGAAGGTATAGTGCCAGGTGGAGGTATAGCATTACTTAACGCTTCTCAAAAAATCGAACCCACTAACGTGGGTGAAGAGATAATGCTTAACGCTATTAAGTCTCCTTTCATTACTATAATGTCTAACGCTGGGTTTGAAACCTTAGGCTACCCTGAAGATACTGGCGTGGGCGTGAACGTAGTTACTGGCGAAGAAGTTAATATGGTTGAGTCAGGAATTATAGATCCGGTTTTGGTTACAAAATCGGCGCTGAAAAATGCTGTTAGTGTAGTATCAACTATTATATCAGCTGATTGTGTAATCTCAAATATACGTGTAAATGAAAGCAGTTAACCACTACGTAGTAGTAGATAGAATAAAAGAAAACAAGAAAACAAAAAGCGGTTTAATATTAGACGAAGCTAAAGACGAAGAGATAAGATACTTTAAAGGTAAGATCATATCTGCAGGTAGTTTAGTTGAAGTAATAAAAGAAAACGATATTGTATGGTATGATCGTCACGCTGGCCACGGAATAGAATTTGAAGATAAGTTTTATTTTGTTATAAAGTCAAGTGATATTGTACTAGTAGATTAAACATAAACTATAAACCAAAAACCACAAACAAAAAATCTAAAACAAATTAATTATTAATCATTAAAAAAATTTAAAAATGAAAAAATTTTTGTATTTTGCAGTTTCTGCTCCCGATGGAACAACTGGAACTGAACAAGTAGCTTGCTTTCCTGCTGACCAATTGTCTCACCTTGAGATGGCAACAGCAACGCAACTAAGAGTTTACTTTGAGTCTAGTCAAGAAAATGACGCTGATTCAGGTATAGATGCAGCTCATGCTGTACTTACTATTACTTCTGGTAAGCATAAAGAAGTTATCGAGGCTATTACTGGAGCTATTGCTAGCGCTAACGCTATCAACGTTCCTATGATTACTGTAGCTGATAGTGAAAACTCTAAGTTTTTACACGCTAACATCGAAGCTTGTGCTTCAATTGCAGTAGTTGACGCATCGTAATAAGTGCGACTAACTAGTCACGATTTACGTGAATTACAAATCCTGAAGTATTACAGGCTCACTAGAAAGTGGGCTTGTAAGACTTACGGGTTAACAGATGCCGATCTTGAACTTCTAATATTTTTAGATTGTCAAAAACGGTTTACAAGACAAGAATTTATTGATGGTACTTATACCATGAGCTGGGATAAAACTCGGTGGGACAAACTAAGAAAACTAGGCTGGATAGAGGTCTGGCGTCATCGAAATCGAACAACGATTAAATACAGCGTCTTCAAAACCTCTTTTAAATGCAGCCAACTTATAAGTAGAATATATCGCATCTTACTAGGAGAAGAAGATTTACCAGTATCAGATCGAAGCGTATTCTATAATAACAAATCATATACTGATAAGGTTTACAATAAAGCAATTGACGATATGATAAAAGACCCAAACAGATAATGGCTTTTAAACTAGGTAGTAGAAGAGGTAATACTGATAACAAGCTAACCATAGGTGGTAACAAAAATATGGTTGGTGGTATTAGAGTTGAGTTCAAAGACTTAGACGAAGGAGTTATGGGTGAAGCTCACAAAGAAGGTCTTATATATATCAGCAGTGATATAGAAAAAGATAGTGAGCAATACAACAGAGTACTACAACATGAAATGAAACACATAGTCCACATGAAGCTCGGTAGAGTAGATTATGACGATGATTATGTTTATTGGGATGGTGGTAAGTACGAAAGAAAAGACGGTTATATTAACTACGAAGGCGAGATGTATCCAGAAGGGGATATAGAATTACCTTGGGAATTTGAAGACTAAAACTATGGCATTTAAAATGGAAAGACCGGGGAACGATACAGTTGCTCCAGTGTTGAAAAAAAACAACGACAAAAAAATCCTTAAAGAATCTAACAAACGTCTTATAGCGGATAAGAAAAAAGAATTTAAGTCTGGTGATATAACTAGAAAAGATTTTAAAGAAGCTAAAAAAGAAATAAAAGGTTACACAGACGTTGATGCTGCTAAAGATCATTTTAACGAGCCTGGTTTTAAAACTGTGAAAGACGAGAGAAGACAAAATAGAATTTACAATAGAATATCTAAACTTGAAGATAAGGCTGAAAAAGCAAATAGAGAAGGTAAAAGCGAAAAAGCTCAAAGGAAGTTAGATAAAATAAGTAAGTTAGAAGATAGAGCTACTGACGGAACTAAGCTAGGCCAAGCTATTCGTAGAAAATTGAGGCCGAAACAAAAAGTTAGAAAATCATGATAAATAACTTAATAGGAGGTTTATTCGGTAAAGTCTTAGATAACGCAGAAGGTATACTTGACAAAGTAATCACGACTGACAAAGAAAGAGATGAAGCTAAGCTAGCGTTAAAATCAATAATGCTTGAAGCAGAGCGTGAGGCTTTTGCAAAAGAAGTTGAAGATCGCAAGTCTGCGCGTGACATGTATAAAGACGATGCTATTATTCAAAAAGTATTAGCAACACTATTTACTGTAGCATACTTTGGTATTACATTTGTAATGTTTAATTACTTTGTTACAAAGTCAATAGACTTAGGTGAATTTGAAATAAGCTTTATATCAACAATCTTTGGCGCCATGAGTGCTAAAGTCAATACAATAATAGACTTCTTCTTCGGTGGAAGCTCAAAGAAAAACGAACAAATAAAAGAAAAATAAAATGATTTCAAAAAATTACAAGACTAATGCGATAAGCCCTGATATAGCGCTTGGCAACTTGGTATTCAGCGCTGGCGACGTATTGTTTGATTGGACAGCATTCGAGATTCCGTTAGGAACAGTAGAGTTAAAAGATGTTTCAGGCTATATTATGGGTACTGATACTGCTTCGCAACAAGGAGAGCTATTTAATTTAATATTTGCTAAATCTATAAACGGTGCTGCCCCAACTAGCTTAGGAACAATAAACTCTGCTGTAGATTCTGTTAACACAATGTTGTGTAGAAACAATATCATAGGCTATTACAGTGTAGATTTCGGAGAGCAAGCTGACGCTGTTTTAGACTCTATGATCTCTTATAATGTTTTTGGAAGTAACTTCTCTACAGGTACTAACCCTAACTTTCAAGGTTTAGTTTTAGAAGGTGAACCTGCTGGGGCTACTAGGGCTGGATACCAAACTATATATGTAGCTGGCGTAGCTGAATCCTCATTGAACTTTGGGACAGGCGTGTTAATAGCTGGAACTCACTCCGCTGACGACTTGACTGTAGTTGTAGACGGTAATGACGCAGACGAAGTGTTTGCCGTTGGTGATGTTATATACGCTGCGAACGCTTCAAGTGGTGCTGACGCAACTGCGGATATGACTATAACTGCTGTAGCTGAAGAACTAATAACTGTTTCATCTGCTCCAGCTATAACTGATGACTTTGAAGTTGTACCTAAAAATCCAATTTCATTAAGATTTGGTTTCGAATACTAAAGATTAACAATTAACTTAAATTAAATTAAATCATGGCAAAAAGAAAAACTCCAAAAGGAGATAATATCGTTGACCTTAAACCTAAGGCAGATAAAATTACAGACGAACAACTCTCTAGGATGAGAGAGGTAGTCACTTCAATAAACAAAGCTCAAATGGATATAGGTGCAATAGAAACTCGAAAGCACGAGGCTCTTCATGCTATAATCCAAATGCAGCAAGTTATTCAAGAACTTCAAAAAGAATTTAAAAAACAATACGGTACAGACGATGTAAATATTGCTGACGGTACAATTAAATACAATGATGATAACAACGAAGCTGATAAGAAAAATAACGATAGGTAAAGACTACAAAATAGACGCTATGCATTACTCCGTAGGCCAAGAGGTCTATGGAGGGCATACTATCTGCGATATTCTAGAAGAAGACGAAAAGTATTCTATATACATTAGAAAAGGTAAAACAGTTTTACCTTGGAAAGACTTCAACAAGAATATGGCTATATCTATTGAATATAATCTAGAGTATTAATGAAAAGTCCTTATTGTTTTGTAGTGTCTCCAGCGGGAGAAAGATACAACAACTCTAAATCTTTAGGTGATAAAAAGCTAATACTAAACACTGAAGTGTATAACCATGAGTATGTTAACCGTAGAGCTACTATTATCTCTTGCCCTATTGTTGGGGATTACGATATATCACCTGGAGACGAAGTCATCGTCCACCACAACGTATTCAGAAGATGGCACAACGTGCACGGAGAAGAAAAAAACAGCAGAGCCTACTTCAAAGAAGGAAAATATATAGTTTCACCTGATCAAGTATTCTTATGTAAAGACAAGGCTATGCCTGGGTACTCGTTTGTCCAGCCTTTGACTAGTGAAGATAATTACGACGAAAGCAAAGAACACCAATCAAAAGGTGTGATAGTATATAGTGATGGTACTTATAAACCTGGAGAAGTAGTAGGATACACTCCTTTTTCTCAATACGAATTTATAGTAGAAGGTAAAAGGCTTTATAGGGTCATGAATAAATTTATTACAATTAAATATGAGCATAAAGGAAACGAAGAAACGTATAATCCTAGCTGGGCGTAAAGCTGTTGATGAGTTAATAAAAGTTGCTCAAGAGCAAATTATAACTAACACAGAGGACGATGTGTCTACTGATCGATTGAAGAACGCTGCTGCTACTAAAAAGTTAGCTATATTTGATGCATTCGAAATACTCAACCGCATACAAGAGGAAGAGAATATTCTGGAAGGAAAGACACAAGAAGAAAAAGAAAACAGAGCATTCAAAGGCTTCGCGGAAGGCAGATCGAAATGAGTTACAATCAAACACTATATAAAATTATTGAACCAGTTAAGAGAACTACTATAAGTCGACTTAACAAGAAACGTAAATGGGAATATGGATACAATAAAGAAAATGACATCATTGTTATATCAAAAACTGGTAAAATCGGTGAGATCATTGAAATACAAGGGTTGCAAGTTGCTTTGCCGTTGGAACCAGTGCAAGTGCACTCCAATGAATTAAACAAATGGAAAAGGCTTGAGTACCCTAAAGAGTTAGGTAAATTAAAAAGTATATTTGACTGGAGAAGTTACCCTGAAGAATCAAAAGAAAAGTGGTACGATTTTATTGATGATGAATTTAAAAATCGTGAACAAGGCTTTTGGTTTAGTAATAACGGTGTATCTACGTATATAACAGGTAGCCACTACATGTATCTTCAATGGAGCAAGATAGACGTTGGAGCTCCAGATTTTAGAGAGGCTAACAGACTATTCTTTATATTCTGGGAAGCTTGCAAAGCTGACAGCAGGTGTTATGGCATGTGCTACCTAAAGAATAGACGTAGTGGTTTTTCTTTCATGAGCTCAGCTGAGACTGTTAACTTAGCCACTATATCGAGTGATGCTAGATATGGAATACTATCAAAAAGTGGTGCTGATGCTAAAAAAATGTTTACCGATAAAGTTGTACCAATATCTGTCAACTATCCGTTTTTCTTTAAACCGATACAAGACGGTATGGACAGGCCTAAGAGTGAACTTGCTTATAGGGTTCCTGCAAGTAAGTTTACGCGTAAAAAAATTACTGCAAACGAAAAGCAGGAAGAGCTGGTTGGACTTGATACTACTATTGATTGGAAAAACACAGGCGATAACAGCTATGATGGAGAAAAACTTAATCTACTAGTACACGATGAAAGTGGCAAGTGGGAAAGGCCTGATAATATTCTAAACAACTGGCGAGTAACTAAAACTTGTTTAAGGCTAGGTGCTCGTATAGTTGGTAAATGCATGATGGGGTCAACGTCTAATTCGTTAGACAAAGGTGGTGATAATTTTAAAAAGCTTTACAATGATTCAGATGCTACAAGCAGAAACCGTAATGGACAGACAAAGTCTGGTTTATATTCTTTGTTTATCCCAATGGAATGGAACTTTGAAGGATTTATTGACGAATACGGACAACCTGTTTTTGATAGCCCAAGTCATGATGTACGAGGGCCACAAGGCGAACTAATAGACGTAGGTGTTGTCTCGCATTGGGAAAATGAGGTTGAAGGTTTAAAAGGAGATCAAGATGCTTTGAACGAATTTTATCGTCAGTTTCCAAGAACTGAAGAGCATGCATTTAGAGATGAAACAAAAAATAGTATATTTAACTTAGTTAAACTGTACGAACAAATAGATTACAATGATGGCTTAGGTAGCTCTGCTGTGTTGAACACAGGAAACTTTCAATGGGCCAATGGAGTTAAAGATACAGTAGTAACTTTTAATCCAGATCCTAACGGTAGATTTAAACTTAGTTGGGTTCCAGATTTTAATTTACAAAACAATGTAATAATAAAAAATGGAGTTAAGCATCCAGGTAATGAACACATGGGCGCCTTTGGCTGCGATAGCTATGATATTAGTGGTACAGTGGATGGCAGAGGATCCAACGGATCTCTTCATGGATTAACTAAATTTAGCATGGAGTCAGCTCCTGCTAATACATTTTTTTTAGAATATATTGCAAGACCACAAACCGCTGAAATATTTTTTGAAGACATACTAATGGCATTGGTTTTTTATGGCATGCCGTTATTAGCAGAGAACAATAAACCAAGATTACTTTATCATCTCAAGCGAAGAGGCTATAGAGGATTTAGTATGAATAGGCCAGACAAAATTTGGAACAAGCTTTCTGTAGCGGAAAAAGAAGTTGGTGGTATTCCAAACTCTAGTGAAGACATTAAGCAAGCTCACGCCGCCGCTATTGAGATGTATATCAACGATCACGTTGGTTTGATGAGTGATGGTAGCTTTGGTACAATGTATTTTAACGAGACGCTAAACGACTGGGCTAAGTTTGATATAAACAAAAGAACTAAGTTTGATGCTGCTATAAGTTCTGGATTAGCAATAATGGCTTGCAATAGACATTTGTATAGACCTGTTAACGTAAAAGAAAAAAAACCACTAAACTTTTCGCTATCTAAATATAGTAACGATGGTGTAACCTCTAAAATAATTAAAAATTAAATATGGCTTACAGAAACACAAACAATTTTCCAAGTCAGGTAGTACCTGATGTAGAAAAAATAAGCTACGATTATGGTTTAAAAGTTGCGCTTGCTATTGAAGGTGAATGGTTTGATAGAAACGAAGACGGAAACATAAGAGGTAACGGAAGATTTTATAGCAATAAAAACAACTTTCATAACCTAAGACTTTACGCTAGAGGCGAACAGTCTGTGCAAAAATATAAAAACGAGCTTTCTATAAATGGTGACTTGAGCTATTTGAACTTAGACTGGAAACCAGTTCCTGTTATACCTAAGTTTGTAGACATTGTAGTTAACGGTATGACAGAAAGAAACTACGACATAAAAGTATTTTCTCAAGATCCATACGGCGTGGCAAAAAGAACTGAGTATATGGAAAGTGTACTTAGAGACATGAAAATGAAAGAGTTTGACGCCGTGGCTAAAGCTCAACTCAATATGGATCTAGCAGAAAACGATCCTGAAACTTTACCAGAGACAGAGCAAGAGCTAGAACTTCACATGCAACTTACATATAAGCAAGCTACTGAGTTAGCAGAAGAGCAAGCTATAAGTGTATTACTACAAGGAAATAACTACGAACTAACTAGAAAAAGACTTTATTATGATCTAGCTGTTTTAGGTATGGCCTCTGTAAAAACAACGTTTAGTACATCTGAAGGTGTTAAAGTAGAGTACGTTGATCCTGATAGGATGGTACATTCTTACACAGAGTCTCCTTATTTTGACGATGTCTATTATATTGGAGAAGTTAAAACAGTACCTATAAATGAGCTTGTAAAAGAGTTTCCTCATTTATCAAACGAAGATTTAGAAGAAATACAACAATACAACAATAGTAGAACTTACGAATACAATAAAGGTAGAAGAGATCAAGATATAAACCAAGTTGAGGTTTTATACTTTAACTGGAAGACTTACATGAACGAAGTTTACAAGCTTAAAGAAACTGGTAGCGGTGGAGAAAAAGCTATAGAAAAAGACGATCAGTTTGATCCACCTACAGATATGCAAGGTGGCTTTGCTAAGCTATCAAGACAGGTTGAAGTATTGTATGAAGGAGCTACAATAATTGGCTCTGACAAACTACTTAAGTGGGAGATGGCAGAGAACATGATGCGATCTAAAAGCGATATGACTAAAGTTAAAATGAACTATAGTATTGTTGCTCCGCGTATGTACCAAGGTAGAATAGAAAGCATAGTAAGTCGTATTACTGGCTTTGCTGATATGATACAGCTTACACATTTGAAGCTACAACAAGTTATGGCTCGTATGGTCCCTGATGGTGTATATTTAGATGCTGATGGTTTAGCTGAAATAGATTTAGGTAATGGTACAAACTATAATCCTCAAGAAGCTTTAAACATGTTCTTCCAAACAGGTTCTGTTATTGGTAGATCATTTACTGCAGATGGTGATCCAAACCCAGGTAAGGTACCTATACAAGAAATATCAAACGGTAAAGGTGCTGGTGGTAAGATGCAAACTCTTATTGCAAACTACAACTACTACATGCAAATGATCCGTGACGTAACCGGTTTGAACGAAGCTAGAGATGGTAGTACTCCTGATAGAAACGCTTTAGTTGGCGTACAGAAACTAGCAGCAGCTAATAGTAACACCGCAACAAGACATATACTACAAGCTGGTTTATTTTTAACTGCTGATATAGCAGAACAATTATCACTAAGAATATCTGATGTACTAGAGTACTCGCCAACAAGAGATGCTTTTTTACAACAGATCGGCGTTCACAACGTGGCTACATTAGAAGAAATGTCAGAGCTACATCTTTACGACTTTGGTATATTCATTGAACTAGCTCCTGATGAAGAAGAAAGACAACTACTAGAAAACAATATTCAAATGGCTTTAGCTCAAAAGATAATAAAGTTATCAGATGCTATTGACATAAGAAATACTAAAAATGTAAAGCTTGCTAATGAACTTCTTAAAATAAAAGAAAAGAAAAAAGTAAAAGAAGATCAAGCAATGCAACAGCAAAATATTCAAGCGCAGCAACAAGCTCAGCAACAAACCGCACAGGCTCAAGCGCAGGCTGAAACACAAAAGCAACAAGCATTGACTCAGTCGCAAATACAGTTAGAGCAAGCTAAAGCAGAGTTTAGAGCAAAGACGCTACAGCAAGAAGCTCAAATAAAGAAAGACTTAATGGAAGCAGAGTTTCAGTACAATATGAAACTAAGAGCGTTAGAGGCAGAAGGCAAGGGTATGGTTGAAGATAAAAAGCAAAATCAAGCAGCGAGTAAAAAGTTTGAGTCAGCAGGTAATGATGAATTAGGGACTGGCTTGAATATGAATCAGTTTTAATTATTATATTTTATATTATGGAAGAAACAAAAGAAGTACAAGAAGAAAACGTAACTAAGGTAAGCTTGAAAAAGAAACCAGAAGAAACAGTTCACAAGGTGGACTTAAGCAAAAAAGAAGATGTTGAAGAAAGTAGAGTTGACGAGGCAGGAGTGGCTGGAAGCGATGAAGCTACCGACTCCGCACCGAAACAAGAAGAAGTACAAGCGGAAAACGAAGCACAAGAGCAGCCAGTACTAGAAGAAATTACCGAAGAAGAGCAGGGGCAAGCTGAAGAAGCTGTCGAAGAAATAATAGCTGAAGAAGCGCCTGAAACAAATCTTCCTGAGAACGTAGAGAAGCTAGTAGACTTCATGAAAGAAACAGGTGGTACTGTTGAGGATTATGTCAAGCTAAACAAAGACTATAGCGAGATGGACAATCTAACTGCTTTAGAAGAGTACTATAAAGTAACAAAACCTCATCTTGACGCTGAAGAAAGAAAGTTTTTAATGGACGAAACTTTTAGCTTTGACGAAGATGTTGACGATGACAAAGAAATAAGAAAAAAGAAAATCGCTTTAAAAGAGCAAGTTGCCGAAGCGAAAGCCTACTTAGACGGGCAAAAGTCTAAATATTACGATGAGATTAAAGCTGGTTCAAAGCTTCCGCCAGAGGCGAAGAAAGCTATGGATTTTTTTAATCGATATAACAAAGAATCTGAAGTAAGCAAGCAAAAGAACGAAAAGATTCAAAGCGCGTTTAACAGTAAAACTGAAAAATTATTTTCTGATAAGTTCAAAGGTTTTGAATATAACGTTGGAGAAAAGAAATATAGGTTTAATGTTAAAGATGTTAATGGCGTTAAAGAAACCCAGAGCGATATTGGTAACTTTATCAAAAAGTTTTTGAATAAAGAAGGATCAATAGAAGATGCGGCGGGCTATCATAAAGGTTTATATACCGCTATGAACGCTGATGCTATAGCTAATCACTTCTACGAACAAGGTAAAGCTGATGCTTTAAAAACTTCTGTTGAAAAGTCTAAGAACATTAATATGGATCCTAGGCAAACAAACAAAGAGGTTGTAGTTGGCGGAACTAAGTACAGAGTATTGAGCGGCGATTCTTCTTCAGATTTTAAAGTTAGAATAAAAAAAGGAAGGAAATAGTTTTCTTCCATAACTTAAAAACATATTTATTATGGCAATTTCAAATCCCGGTGGAGGTCTGAATAGTGTAGCTGCTCCAGTGAGAGCTACGTTATCTTCGAACTACATCGATTTTACAAGCGGTGCAGGCAATGACTGGGCACAGCAATATTTACCAGACCTAATTGAGGCTGAAGCTGAAGTTTTCGGACCGAGAACTATCGCAGGTTTTTTATCTCAAGTAGGTGCTGAAGAGTCTATGACTTCTGATCAAGTAATTTGGACAGAGCAAGGTAGACTTCACTTATCTTATACGGGCCAAATTAACACTGCAACTGGTGAATTAACTATCCAAAAAGATATTGACGGAAACGCTTTAACTACTACGCACGGTATTAGATTAAACGACCAAGTTGTAGTAGCTACTTCTGAAGGTGTAATCAAATGTTTATGTACAGACGCTTTAGTTGGTACAGCTGATGTAGTTACTGTTAAGCCTTACGAGCATGACGAAATTGATGACTCAGCTTCGTTCTCAACAGGGACAGTAGCATGTACAGTATTAGTTGTTGGTTCTGAATTTGGTAAAGGAGCGGTAGGTCAAGGATCAGCTGCAGAAGGTGCTAAATCTGTTAAGCCACAGCACAAATCATTCAGCAACAAGCCAATCATAATGAAAGACTACTATGAGATCAACGGATCTGACGTGTCTCAAATTGGTTGGGTAGAAATAGCTGGTGAAGACGGACAGAATGGTTACTTATGGTACTTGAAAGCTGAAGGCGATACTCGCTCTCGTTTCACTGACTATTTAGAGATGACTATGTTAGAAGCTGTTAAAGGTGTTCCAGGAGCAGCTGCTGCAACTGGTACTGCTGACTCTGATCTTGACGAGTTTTTATCTGCATCAGGCGATAGCTTCGGTACTGAAGGTTTATTCGCTGCTATTGAAAACCGTGGTAATATTACTACTGGTGTTACTGGTGTTAACGCTGCTACTGATTTAGCTGAGTTTGACGCTATCTTAGCGGAGTTTGATAAGCAAGGTGCTATTGAAGAAAACATGATGTTTGTAAACAGAGCTACGTCTCTAGCAATTGATGACATGTTAGCTTCTATGAATTCTTACGGTGCTGGTGGTACTTCTTACGGAGTATTCAACAACGACGAAGACATGGCGCTTAACTTAGGTTTCTCTGGATTCCGTAGAGGATCTTACGACTTCTATAAGTCTGACATGAGATACTTAAACGATAAAGCTACTCGTGGATCTATCAACGATAGAGCTGTAGGCTTTGGTATCCGTGGTGTTGTAATACCAGCTGGTGTATCAACTGTATACGATCAAACGTTAGGTAGAAACTTAAAGCGTCCGTTCTTACACGTACGTTATAGAGCTTCTCAAATGGACGATAGAAAAATGAAAACTTGGATCACTGGATCTGTTGGTGGAAACATCACATCTGATCTAGATGCAATGCAAGTAAACTATTTATCTGAAAGATGTTTGGTTACTCAAGGTGCTAACAACTTCATGTTAATGAAGTAAGCATAATTATTAGGTCGGGGCTTCGGCCCCGATCTTTTTTTTTAATTTTTTATTATATTATATCATGGCAAAAAAACAAACACAAAAAGAGGTGGAGGCACCTGTTGTTGAAACACCGGTTGTTGAAACACCAAAACCTAAAAAAGTTGAACCTATAAAACCTTCTTGGGAAGTTAAGGATAGGATTTATTACTTAAATCAAAATAGAAGCGCTTTGTCTTATTCGATGAAGTCTTCAGGTATATATTACTTTGATGAAGACAAAGGTTATGAAAGAGAGTTAAAGTATTGTGAAAATCAAAGAACTTCATTTGTTGATGAAATGCAAGGCGACCAAAGGCTGGCTCATATTATGTTTAGAAATGGAGCTTTGTTTGTTCCAAGAGAGAAAGTAACTCTGCAAAAGCTATTATCTTTGTATCATCCAATGAGAGACAAGCTTTACAGCGAACACAAGCCTCAAGTAAGAGCTGCTGAAGAATTAGATTACTTAGAGCTAGAAGCTGACGCACTAGTATTAGCTAGAACTTTAGATATAGATAAGATGGAAGCTATAATGAGGGTAGAGTTAGGATCTAAGGTATCAGACATGAGTTCTAAGGAGCTTAAGCGAGATTGTCTAGTGTTTGCAAAGAGAAATCCTCTTTTATTCTTAGAGCTTGTTCAAGATGAAAACGTAGAGCTTAGAAACTTTGGTATTAAAGCTGTTGAAGCTGGAATTATTAAATTATCTAAAGATCAACGATACTTTATGTGGGGATCAAATGATAGAAAAATCATGACAGTTCCTTTTGACGAGCACCCATATTCTGCTTTAGCCGCTTGGTTTAAAACAGACGAAGGTATGGATATATACTCTAACATAGAAAAGCAACTAAGTATGTAATTACTTTATAGGAGAGTAGCCACTCTTTATAGGGTGGCTACTTAACTATAAAAGATAATTATATGGTAAGTGTAGATACAGTATACCAACGTGTACTGGCGTTAGCAAATAAAGAACAAAGAGGTTATATAACTCCGCAAGAGTTTAACCTTCTAGCGAATCAATCGCAGATGGAAATATTCGAAGAGTATTTTCACCACTTAAATCAATATCTTAGAAACCCTGGTAACGATTCGAGTTACTCAGACTCTGTTGACTACATTCAAGATAAAATATCTAGGTTTTTAGTTGATTCAGATACAATAAACTTTACTGAAGCAAAGACTAACGGGCACATATTGCCAAACAGTAGTCTTATGTATAGGCTAACTAGAGTTAGTGCTGGCACGGATGTTCTTAGTCCTACGGCCCAGCAAGTTACTTTTAAAGATTTTAAAAATCAAGCTAGAGCAGTCTATGCCGCGCAAGCGCACGACAACTCGCCTATATATGTTCGTATGTTTAACGATAGCGCAGGAGGACCAGCGTTCACTGATGACAATGTAAATCTAATAAAGGTTTATATTAATTCTAGTCAACAATTTACAGGCACTATATCAATAGGGTACATACGAGTGCCTAACAAGGTTAACTGGGACTATGTTGTAGTAAATGAAAAAGCCTTATACAATGCTAACGGAGCATCAAATTTTGATTTGCATCCGTCTGAAGAAACTAATCTAGTATATAGAATACTTATGTTAAGTGGTATAACTATTAACAAGCCTGGCCTTGCTTCCTTAGCTAAAGCTGAAGTAGCAGAGCAAAGCAATAATGAAAAATCATAATGGGACAGTACAGCAACTCAACGATAAGCAATTACTACAACATTTCTTCTAATCACGGCTCTTATCAATACCAAACTTTAGATGCTTTGGTAAGCACGTTTTTAATGATATACGTAGGTGAAAACAAAATAATATCAAAAGCTAACAGGCAAGATGTTTTCTTTTTTGGTCGTAGAGCTTTACAAGAAATGAACTACGATGTTTTAAGATCTAAAAAGACTTGGGAGTTTGATCTTGATAATAGGATGTATATACCAATGCCACACGATTTTGTTAATCATACAGATATTTTCTGCGTAGACGGATCTGGTATAAAGCATCCTTTGTATCCAGCTAGAGATACTCAAAATACTTTTAGACCTCAAGTAAAACAAAACGAAAAAGCTACTGAAAGAGATACAGACGAGTGGTGGGAAACTGTTAACGAGCCAGCCGTAGGAGATGTAGTTGTTACAGGCTTAATTCAAGAAGACTCTGTTACTACAAAAAACTTTCAAAATACTTCTAGCAACGAAGATCAAGTTGCTGACTTTAACTACAATGACGGGCACGCTGAATTTGCTTTAGGGCAAAGATTTGGAATAGAACCAGAGCATGCTCAAACAAATGGTAGTTATTACTTTGACTATGCTAACGGTCACATATACTTTAGCCCAGGTCTAGTTGGTAAAACAATAGTTATTGATTACATAACAGACGGCTTAGCTGATGATGGAGATGCACTAGTACCTAAGCTAGCTGAAGAAGCTTTTTACAAATGCGTTTCTTACAGTATAGTATCTACAGGATCAAACTATAGTCCAGCTACAATTCAAATGCTAAAGAAAGAAAGATTTGCAGAGCTAAGAAAAGCAAAGCTTAGATTATCAAATTACAAAACTCAAGAGCTTACTCAAATTATGAGAGGTAAGTCTAAATGGATAAAATAAAATATGCCAGAATTTAATAGAAATTTTGCTAAGGGCAAAATGAACAAAGATCTTGATGAGCGTCTTGTTCCTGCGGGTCAATATAGAGATGCATTAAACGTACAGGTTTCTACTTCTGATGGTAGTAATGTAGGTTCTTTGGAAAATATTCTTGGTAACACAGAGGTTTCCGTGAATATTATACCTGAAGGTGGATATTGCGTAGGATCAATAGTCGACAACGAAGTTAACTGCATATACTATCTAGTAGCAGGAAATGAGTTTAACCACGCAGATGGAAATGTCTTGCAAAAAAACTATATAATAAAATACAATATAGACGAAAACAATTTTACGTTTGTTTTTGTAGATATTTACAAGGTTACAACAAATTTAATTAGCTTTGGATTACTTGAAGGACTTGGAATTCCTCAAGTAAAAGTTTCTAGCTCGTTTGGTATAAGAAAAGGGATGAGCTCTTCAGGCATTGAAGTTCAAGCTGTAGATATTGGCGAAGGAAATAGCTTGCTTCACGATAACGAATCTTTCGCAGCTGCAGCAGGGCTAATAACATTTACATCAAGATCTGTTTTAAGCTTTAATAGAAACACAGACATAACAGCTATAAACATAGTTGAAGACTTATTAATGTATACGGACAATGTCAATGAGCCTAAGACCGTAAACATAAAAAGATCTATATTAGGTACTGGATCTGACAACGACGCCTTAAACATTAGTGCTAATAACTCTGGAGACTACCACACAAGACTTGTTAGTAGAAGAAAAGATGGTAGCTTTGTTGACGACGGGTTTGAGGTAGTTACAAACTTTAGTATTTTAGACTCTGACGTTCCAGTGTACTCTGAGCTAGAAAACAATACTACAATAAGAAAAAGTCCTTTAGCTCCACCTACCTTAAGGATGTCAGCAAGCTCTGATAATAGAAGTCTAAGAGTTGATTCACCATATAATCCAACAAGCGTTACTGAAACTCCTGGAGGTCCAGATGGTGGAAGTGTTACTTTAAACAATCCTTTTATACAATTAATTGGGCCATTTGGAGAAGGTTCAACGCAGTTTCCTACCAGCGTAGTTGGAACTGGAGCTACTATAGAAATAGTTTTACAAGAAGAAGTTTCATTTGAAGCAGGAGACTTTATATTGATAACTTCGGATACCTCTCAAAACCCTCTTTCTTTTACAGACTTTGACATTAGAGCTCAAGTATTATCTGTAGATCCTAATGACGCAAGCATTTACACTATACAAATAACAACTATAAATCCTGAGTTAGGTAACTCTGCTAGCTTCTTTGTTATACTAGAGCAGAGCAATTCTTTGTTTGAGTTTAAGTTTCCAAGATTTTCTTATAGATATAAATATGTAGACGGTCAATATTCGCCGTTTGCTCCATTTTCTGAGATAGCATTTTTACCAGGTCCGTTTGATCATTATCCTAAAGAAGGTTACAACTTAGGTATGGTTAATAGACTTAGAAGTCTTAGAGTAGAAAACTATGCTCCACACCCTAGTGAGAGACCTAAAGATATAACTGAGATAGACGTATTATACAAAGAAGACAAGTCTACAACTGTATATACAGTAAAAACAATAAAGCAGTCTGACGGACAACCTCTTTGGCCTTTAGAGCTAGGCTTGGCTGGTTATAGTGTTGGTGCGGGAAGTGCAGTTAACGATGGGCTACCATTTAGAGGTAGTTTAAAAATAGAGTCAGAGTTAATACACGCTGTAGTACCTGCTAATCAATTGCTAAGACCTTGGGACAACGTTCCAAGAAAAGCGCTGGCTCAAGAAGTTTCTGCTAATAGATTAATATATGGTAATTACATACAAAACTACAATGTTGTAGATGTTAGTAATAACATAGTAACGCCTGAACTTGGGTTAAGTTTAAACGTGTCTAGCTACGCAGACTTAGGGACTCAAATAGAAACACCTACTAAGTCTATAAAAAGCCAAAGAACATATCAGTTAGGTGTCGTTTATAAAGATGAGTTTGGTAGAGAAACACCTGTTCTTGCAGACAAAGAGGGTGGATCAATATCCATAGCTAAAGAGTTTTGTAACGACTCTACTTCTTTTGTTTCTTCTATTAAAAATAATGCTCCAGCTTGGGCTAAGTCGTTTAAGTTTTTTATAAAAGAAACTTCTAACGAGTATTACAACATGGCAATGGATCGCTGGTATCATGCTGAAGATGGTAATATATGGATTTCATTTGCATCATCTGATAGAAATAAAGTAGACGAAGAAACTTTTTTAGAATTAAAAAAAGGTCACGACAGCCCTATACCAGTAACAGAGCCTGCCAGATATAAAATACTAGCTATAGAAAACGAAGCTCCACAAGATATAAAGTTAGATAGAGACACACAAGGAACTTTAACTAACGGAACTTACGATACTATTTTAAACGCTTTCTTTGGAACTACTGGTCAAGGATTTCCTGTGTCAGATGGTAATTTTGTTACGGTTAGAGCAAATGAATTTAACTCAACGTTTGATGTAGAATCTGCTGCTAACGTAATTTCTAGAGCTTCAGAGTGTAGTTTAAAGTTTCAAACTATAACCGGTGGCAGAACTAAGTACTATAAAATAATAGATATAGTTGGACCTAACAACGAGTTTGGTGGAGCTGGTGACGGATATAGAATAACTATTGAAGGTAAGTTTGACGACGAGGTAGATTCTATTTGTGGAGGATCATTTGCTAATAGAACACCAGGACTACAGTTAGTAATAACTCACGATGAATTTGAAGACAAACCAGAGTTTGACGGTAAGTTTTTTGTTAAAATATTTAGAGATGCTACTGTAGAGCAGTTTATAATGGTAACTAACGATAACGACTTAGTCGTGATAAGAGGTTATGATATGAAATATCTACACACTTACGACATGCATACCGGTGGTACGGCGGGTTTAAAAAACACAGACAACGACACTTCTGGTTTAGGAAACTTCCCGGGCGCTAATACTAGAAACGATTATGTTAGAGGTATAGCTGGCCTCAACCATGTTCACCCATATAACTCTGGCTACACTTGGGCAGACGACGAATCGGTGCCAGGTAATTTAAGTGAAGTGTCAAACCAGCCAAACAACGACGGTAACCTTGAAGAAAGTAATGGTGCTTTGGGTAATTTTTTAGCTACTAATGGAGGCGACTGGGGAATATACAAAGGAACATGGGAGGCTGGTAACGCCAGTGAAGGTTTTGAAGATAATAATGCTGCTTTATTGCTATTGACCCCCGCGCTTCTTATCCAATATGGCGTTGCTTTAACGATTGCTGATTTTGCTAGTGATGGTAGAGCTGAAAGTTTCTGGAATAGATACTTTACTAAAGGAGGTCAAGCTACAGCGTTTATAGATGATGCTTGGGCTTTAAGCTGGGCTCACCTACCTGACACTATAGAAGGTGGATTAGATGGAGACAACACAGATTGGCACTCTGCGCCTGGTCAAGTAGTAACTAACACTTTTGGCCTTGATCTAGAATACACAGAGTGGAACGACAATGCTAGCTCGCCAAACACAGTGAACCACACCTCTGGCGCTCCTCAAGCTCCTTCTTGGGCTCAAAACGGATCAAGAGGTATTTGGTCAAACTATATGGATATATCTATAACAGGTGGTTTTGTAGCTCCAGACACACATGAAGACGATTGGAAAGACATATTAAATGATGATCCTAAACGAATGGATTTTATGGACCCAATACATCTGGAAAACGGTAACAACCAAAACTTATACGAGTTTATGAGCTTGCTTCTAATACCTGGTTGTAAGTGGAGGTGGAGAGATGATCCTGATAAAAGAATACACGAAACTGTAGATCACTACAGACACTGGGGCATAATAAACGCACAGAAAACAGACTTTAACTTTGGTGACGAAGACTATTGGTGGTCGTGGAATCGAAGACAAAAGTTTACTATTAAGTCTAACACAACTATATACGACGCTAGAAGAAATGCTAATCACGATGGTAGTAAAGGAACTGTATTAGAAATAATGGGGCCATACCAAGATGATCAAGGATTCTCTTCAGAAAATCCAGCTATATGGGAAACAAAGCCTAAAGAGGATATTGGCTTAGATATATACTACGAAATAAGCAGAGCATACCCAGTAGAGATAACAAGCAATAATCACGAAACAGCTATATTGCCTGGTTACGGAAGTTTAATATCTATAAACGGAGTAGAATTAGAAGTTGCTTCTATTGTAAAAAACATAGGGGTTAACGATGCTATCTCAGAAGGAGTTATCAGCATAGTTGATGGCGTTGATGTTTTAACTGGCGACTCTTTAGTTTTTAATGATGGGTACGGCGGTGAAGTAAATTTAATTGCACTAGAATCAGGAGAAGGAATTAGCAGCATTAAGTTTTCCACGGCATTTCATAGTTCTTTTACAAACATAAAGCTTCCTTGGAATAACTGCTACGCATTTGGAAACGGAGTTGAGTCTGATAGAATTAGAGACGACTTTAACCAATCACAAATAGCTAATGGTGTTAAAGCTTCTACTACTATTGCGGAGCAATACAAAGAAGAAAGAAGATCAGAAGGCCTTATATTTTCAGGAATATTCAATAGTATATCTGGTGTCAATAGATTAAATCAATTTATTCAAGCAGAGCCTATAACAAAGGATCTTGAGCCAGATAATGGTAGTATACAAAAGCTGTTTACTAGAGACACAGACATTGTAACGTTTTGTGAAGATAAAGTATTAAAGGTGCTTTCTGACAAAGACGCTATATTCGAAGCTGGCGGAGATGCTAGACTAACCGCCGCTAATAGAGTTCTTGGTCAAGCTATTCCTTTTTCTGGAGACTATGGTATATCAAAAAATCCTGAGTCATTTGCAGCTGACAAATATAGATGTTATTTTACAGATACTCAGAGAGCAGCCGTTATTAGATTATCAAAAGATGGCATGACGCCTGTATCAGATTATGGTATGAAAGATTACTTTACCGATGCTTTTAGCAACGCAAGTAATCTTAGGTTGATAGGTACTTTTGATCAAAGGAAAGACAACTACAATTTAACTATACAAAATAAATCTAAAAGAGGTAGAGCTGAAATCGGAGCAACTATAACTTACAACGAGCAAGTTAAAGGTTGGGTTAGCTTTAAGTCTTTTTTGCCTGAGTCTGGCGTTGGCGTAAACAACAACTACTACACATTTAAAAACGGCTCAATGTGGAAACACCACACTAACGAAACTAGAAATAGTTTTTATGGTGTAAATCCTACAGACAGCGAGCACTCTTATGTAGAATTAATATTTAACGATGCGCCAAGTTCTGTTAAGAACTTTCAGACTATTAAGTACGAAGGAACTCAATCAAGAATACTAAGGCATGTTGATGATGACCAATACTATAATCTTAACTCAAAAGCAGGCTGGTTTGTAGAAAAAGCTAACTCGGACCTTCAAGACGCTAAGGTTCCTGAGTTTTTAAATAGAGAAGGAAAATGGTTTAATTATATTAAAGGAGAGTGTACAGACTTTAATAACTTAGATGAAAAAGAATTTACCGTGCAAGGTATAGGTGAAGCTACTATTACACATAGTAATCCTGAAGTACAACCACCTCAGCCTAAAAGAGTAATTGTAAAAGACTCTAGCGTAGGTAACCAAGGACAAAACTGGATTTAATATGGCAGTACAAGATTGTAACGTAAGTGAATTTGATTTATTAGGAGACATAGGTGACATAATACCAGCTGGAATAGTTAACTTAACTATAACTCATAACTCTGGAGATTCTTTAGTAGCCACTGAGTTTTCAATTGGTGGAGCAGGCTTTTCGCAAGGAGGATGGGTTGGGGGTAACGTTTCTTCTGTTGTAAGTAAAGTTGTATTTACAAGCAACAACAATGGAACTGTTAATGCCGCAGTACATCACAGCGCCTTTGCTTTAACGCAAAACACAGGCAATATACTAATAGATATTGATAGAAAAATTCAACCTGTAGTAGAAGAAGTAGTACGAGGCTGCACAGACTCTACGGCTGCTAATTACAACGCTAATGCAAACGAAGATGATGGCTCATGTATTTTTGTTAACGATCCTATTGGCCACAACAATTTTGTAAACGTAAACGACGCTCATACAGTGCACGAGGCTATTCTTGAAGTTCCAGACTCTACAGACCCTAAGTATGTACCATTGAAAGTAGAAGCTGGAGACAAGGCTGTCTACGATGTGACGCTGCACGATATAACTTCTAATAAAAAATACAACTTTACTAACGGCGGTTTTTCTACTAAAGCAAGACGTGTTGATAAGGCAGGTAAGTTTGTTAATATTGAGAAAAACGCTTTAGCGGTTAATTTTCCTAAAATAACAGCTAATACCACTTATCATTTTTACATAGAACCAATCGGCGTAGAAACAAAACTAGAGGCAAAAGTGCCTACTAAAAAAAATCCATTAGTTTTACTTAGAAGAGTAGACACCACTATAACACTTGCATTAGCCAGTGCTAGTAACTCAGCTTATTGGACTATACCTAGTAGTACTGTAACTTTTACTGACAGACCTGGTAAAAAACCTAAAGCAACTTCTAAGTTTAAGTGGCCTAGAGATTTAAACATAGTTCCAGAATTAACGTCAGCTGATATGCATGGGCAGCCAGGATATAACTACTTTGAGCTAACCGCCACTTTCACAGCTAGCCCAGGTGGTGGCGCCGCGACAAAAAGCGCAAGTAAGACGGCGGATGCTTTAACCACAAACTTATCTAATCCGTCTACAACTAGCGGAACCAACTTAATATTACCATACGCTAGACTAGACGATTTAACTACAACTTTTGCCGCTAATGTTTTAACTGTAAAAGGTTTGTTTAAAGTAGACCAGTTTGGATCTTACAATCAAGCGTACACAATAGCTATTGACGATATAATAACATTATCATAATGCCGACATTTACTTTAACACTACAATTTGATTATACTATACAAGACTCTGTCTCTGTAGGCGACATGGCTTATGCTGTCGTTGCTGTGGCTAACAGTGGCTTCAATGTAAACCAGCAGGATATAACCAAGCTAGGTATAATAACGTCTATTAATAGAGGTAGCAATACAATAACAGTCGAAACATCTTTGTACGCTGCTCAAATACCAACGCCTAAGCCACATCCTGATAGGCCTGAGGTTTTATTTGTTTTGTTTAGCAAAGATAATTGCCACGACTTCAAATCTATGTTAGGCTATTTTGGTAAGTTTAAGTTTAAAAATAACTCTACAGAATTTGCAGAGTTGTTTAATATCACTGTTGATGCTTTTGAAAGCAGCAAATAAGTGTAACTATATTATAGTAAATTTAATTTAATGGAACATATTAACGATCAAGCTATAAATAATCCTTTATCTAAAGAAGATTTAAGGAAACAATTTATAGAACAAACAGAAAAACTAGGTCTGAAACATACCTTCACTTTCGACGAAGCTTGGGAAGTAGCTCAAGAGATTAGAAAGAAGCAAGAGTACAGACAAAGGATTACAGAGTTGCACGAGCAACTAGAGAATGAAGGTGGCATGGTTGGAGAAGAGCTTTACAAAGCTAACCCAACAAAACATACGTTTGCTGGTGGATGTTATATTAGAGAGATATATAATCCTGCTAATATGCTACTAGTAACTAAAATACATAAGGTTGACCACCCATACTTTTTAATGAGTGGCAAGATGTCAATACTAACAGAAGATGGTGTTGTTGATGTCGAGGCTCCTCACCATGGAGTAACTAAGGCCGGAACTAAAAGAGTTATATATACTCACGAGCCTTGTACGTTTGTAACTGTTCACGCTACAGACAAGAAAACTCCAGAAGAAGTAGAAGAAGAAGTAATAGCAAAAAGCTTTAATGACGAAGCAATTTGCTTAGATGAAATACAGAGCCTAGCTGAAAAGCTAGGTTTAAATGTTGAACTAACTAAAAAATAATAATATGTCGTTTGTAGCAGTAGGACTAGGAATTGCGGCGGTTGCCGGCGGAGCTAAAGCAATATCTGGCGGTGTAAAAAAGAAAAAAGCTAAAGCAGCTGCAGCGGCCGCGCAAGCAGAGCTTGAAGCCCAAAAGCAGGCTTTCAAAAACTTAGACACTTCAAATCCATATACTAACATGGAAAACACTATGGAAGACTTAACCGTCAACCAAGAAGAAGCTCAGTTTGTTGCTGAAAAGCAAGCTCAGTCTCAAGCTAATATATTGGCAGACATGAGAGGCGCCGCTGGTGGATCTGGTATTGCAGCGCTAGCACAAACGCTAGCTAATCAAGGATCAGATAACGCTCGTAAAGCAGCCGTGTCTATAGGTAAACAAGAACAAAAAAACCAAGCGCTTGAAAGAAAAGAAGCTTCAAGGCTTCAAGGTTTAGAAAGAGAAGGTGACATTATGTCTAGGCAAATGGTAGCTGATAAAACAAACACTTTAATGGGTATGGCAGCTGATGATTATGCTAACCAACAACAAGCAGTGGCGGCTGCAGATCAACAAATGTGGTCTGGTATAGGTGATATAGCAGGCGTTGGTAGTAGCCTTGCAAAAGGCGATGTAGATTTAGAAGGATCTTTTCTAGGGTAAATTAATAAAGATATGGCAAAAAAACAAAGTGGAATAAGTTTAGGCCCTAGCGAGGCTAATATGAAGAGACTAAACAGAGCTTCACAAGCCGCGGCTGGTGTAGGTGAGTTTGAATCTAAAGGTTTTGAAGGCTTTACTGACAAGCTTCAGGAAATAGGTATGGAACCTGTTAATGAGGCTATAAAAGAAAAGAAAGAGCAGGCTGAAAAGTTAGAGGGTAAGTTGCAAGCTGGTATTGAAGCTTTTGAGGCAGCTGGTCCTGGTGAAAACGAATATAACTATGGCTACGATAAAGTCATGGATTTAAGAGAAAAAATACTAAACACTAAAGATGATAAAGAGAGAGCTAGTCTAATGAGAGATTTTAACTCATATATTACTGGTGTTAAAACTCAAGTTGAGTCTGACAAGCTTACAGCTAAAGGCTTTAAAGATTTTAGCATGGATAAAAATAAAAACAATTCTTTGTATAGTAGCGCTACTGATCAAAGAGCTGTTGAGCTAAACGAAGCTTTCTACAACAATAAAGCAGAGCCTTTTGATAATGATGATGGAGAGAAAATGTATAAAATAGAGCTTCCGCCAAAAGAAGGTCAAATGGGACCTCCTGATTTTTTTATAGGAACAAAGCAAGAGCTAGACGACATGCTAGTTCCTAAAGCTACAGAGTTTGATCTAGCTATAGGTAATCTAGCTACTTCTGTAAAAGCTAATGCTAAAGCTAGTGAGGCTTTCGATGCTGATGATATTAGAAGGCAAATAGGTAATAATCTAAATACTAAAGACTTTAAGTCGTTGTTTTCAGATAGATTAGACTCTACTGGTAGAAGCGTTATAGATGATATATCTGGCGAAATAGACAACTTAAAATACAAAGAGTTGCTAGCGCCTGAAGACTTAGCCAAGTTTAATATAAAAGCAGATGAAGGTGAAACAAACTGGTACGACAATATATCTCCAGAAGACAAGGAGTTTATGCTGAAGAAAATACAAGAAGACGAAAACATAGGCAGATCTGTTTTAGAAAATTATTTTTTTAGATTTGCTAAGCAACAAGCAGAACAGACGAAAAAAAACCAGGACAACAGCGGTACAGACAAATCCGTTGATGACTATTTAAAAGGAATAGAATAGTATGGCAGATATTAGAGAAGTAGTTCAACAGATGATAGACGCTGGTGAGCCTGAAAACAAAATAAAAGCTGTAGTTAAAGCTTATAAAGAAAAACAAGCTTCATCAAAGGAAGTCGAAACACAGGTGGATGCCCCTGTGACGGAAAACAATACGGCATCCGCTTCGGACGATGGTTCGTCGGCGTCACAAGTCGAAACTAGCGCCATTGAAGATCCTGCAGAAGCACAACCTACGGCTTTAAGTAATTTAGAAGAGTCTTTCAATAAAGCAAGGCTTGATGAATCTGAAACAGAAGATGCCAACGAACGTGGTATATCTGCTGTTAACCAGTACTATAGTGACTACAGTACTTTTCAAAAGTTTGAAGCCGACAAAGCTAACCGCACGGATGTTAGAGATAAATCACCTATACTAGAAGGCGGAGGCCTTGATTACGGACTGCTGCTAGATCAAAACAACGCTTCGTTCGCGGCTGCTGATGAAACGCAGAGAGTTGAAGCTGCGCCCGGCTTTGATAGCAATATACATAAAAAAGTAAACCAAATAAACCAAAACAAAGCTTTTTCTAAGTACGTTAATGACAAAGGTTTAGAATTAAGTAACTTAACGGAAGATGAGCTTGAAAAAAAGCGAGCTCAAATATTAAACTCTAGCGAGTTTGAAAGTTATTTAGACGTAGAAGAAAAATCAACTAGAGAGTACGGCGAGAGAATAGCAGATCTTGACAGGCAACTGAGGGTTGCTACAACAGAAGAAGAAAGACAAAGTATAC